CTACTGCTAGGTGTATAAAGAGCATATGATAATTGTCATACTGATTGTGTGAGAAGGATCACAAAATTAAAATAAAGTCTATTTTTATAGATAATTATGAGCAAGATCATAAATTATTTATTTATCCAAAAGAATAATAATGCCGTACTCCCACACAAAAGGAGTTTGAAATGAGCTTACAGTTAATTCTTATTTTGATTTTATGTGGTGTCATGACGAATATCATGTCGGCCATTTTTGGTATTGGTGGCGGTGTATTGATGGTACCTATTCTCTATACCTTATTCCCACAATTTCCTTTGCAAATGATTGCTGCGACATCATTGACGATTGTCATGGGATCATCCTTTATTAACTTAATTTATTTTTACAAACAAAAAGTATCGATTAATTACAAAGCGATGCTCATTTGGTCTATGGGTATGATTATTGGTGTGCAGCTAGGATTCGAATCCAGTTTTTATGTACCTGATATTGCTATTATCAGTGTGTTTGTTATCACGCTTTCCCTATTGGCAATTCGTACTATTTTTAGTAAAGAAACCGCAATAACTCAGCAATCTACAGAAGATGAAACGATTAAAGGGATAGGGCTTTCAACGGTAGGTGGATTTATTGCTGGCATGACCGGCATTGGAGGAGGCTCAATTATGGCACCTTTAATTGGTCAGTTAAAATCCGTTAAAGTCCATCAAATTGCCCCTTATACCAATGCAATGATGTTTATTGGTGGGCTAGGTAGCCTTTATGGCTATCTTTCAAAAAACTCAACTTACCACTTTGGTTGGCAAATTGGTTATGTCAATTTTTCGATTGTGATAATTGTTGTATTAAGTGCTTTTGTAACCGGATTTTTCTCAATGAAAATCCGAGGTAAATTATCACCGCACTTAGTCAAAAAACTATTAGGTATTATTTTATTAGTAATCAGTGCTTATATGTTACTTATCCATTCCATAAAATAAAAATGGCAGAGGAAAACGCCCTCTGCCATTTCGGTTATTTTTCTTCTTTTTTCACTTCATCCCACAGAATATCCATTTCGATTAAAGAAAGATCTTTAAGTGATACGCCTCGTTCTAATGCCTTTCCTTCGACTTTGCGAAAACGTTGTTCAAATTTATTATTCGCCTTACGTAAAGCCTCTTCTGCGTTACATTTAAGGTGACGAGACAAATTGACTGTCGCAAAAAATAAATCCCCAATTTCCTCTTCTATTCTTTCTTGATTACGAGGTGTTTGGTTGACTTCATCTCGTACTTCCTTCAATTCTTCTTCAACTTTAGCAAATACAGGCTCGAGTTCATTCCAATCAAATCCAATCTTTGAACACTGTTTTTGAATTTTCTGTGCTCTTAACAATGCAGGAAAAGCATTTGAAACATTATCTAAAATAGACTGTTGTTTTTGAGCTGATCTTTCTTGTGCTTTGATGCTATTCCAACGAGCTAAAGCTTCTTCTTCATTTCCAGCTGTTGCATCACCAAATACATGAGGATGACGACGTATAATCTTTTCAGAAACATCATTAAGGACATCATCAAATGTGAAATAACCATCCTCTGAAGCAAGCTGACTGAAAAATACCACCTGTAACAAAAGATCACCAAGCTCTTCTCTTAAATTAGCAATATCTTTCTTTTGGATGGCATCAATGACTTCATAAGTTTCTTCAGTTAACCAAGGACAACCGCCATTAGGATTGCGTAATTGTGCAATTAATTGGATAAAATCTTGAATGGAGTAATGCATAAGAATATCTCTGAAATACTAAAAGTACGATTAGTATAAAACGAATAGTAAAATAGACAATATTCTTAAAAAAATTAAAGATAATTTGATATGAAATGATGGCAGGGGCGGAGAGGCTCGAACTCCCAACACCCGGTTTTGGAGATATGCAAACTGTGAATAGTTGGTAGTAATTAAGAAAACAAACAACAAATAATTCAATTAGTTATCCAACCAATCAAAATTTTATCACTTCCTAAATATTGGAACAAAGTTTATAGTTTTTGTCACAGCTAAGACACAATTTTGCTCATCATTTTAATTAATATTTAAAGATCCAACTTCGCGCTTTTCTGCGTTGTTTTGCGTTGAAGGATCTGATTAAAAGGATCTAAAAGGCGTTAGATCTGAAAAGGCTTTGTAAAGGATCTGAATTTGCGTTGAAAGACACACATTTACTGTGCGGGCGTGGCGAGGGTTTGACTGCGATTTTTTATGCGTGCATTTGGCGAAAAATCAGGGTAAAACAGGGTTTTAAAGTTTGTTTTGTTGATTGATTTGATATAATAAACTAGGGCGGTATTAATGCCATACAAGACAAAAACAGTTATTTGAGCAACAAAAAACCCGCATTTCTGCGGGCTGTTTATTTTGAAAGGATCTATTCTAGCAATTTGTATTCGGAGAACGTGATCACTTCTTCCCCTACCCAACTGTTTATCTCTTTCAAGCGTTCTTGCAGTGGGATTATTTCATTTATAAAAAATACTCGCGTTGCTTTTTCTACATCACCAAAACCGCCTGTGTTATTAGGCACAATTCCCATTAATTGCGGTGGTACACGGTGGGCCGCTAATACATCATCACGACTTGCATTTTTAATATTTAAAAAATCATCTTTTGCCACAGCATCAGACAATGGAATGACTTGCATCCCGTCTTTCTTTCCGTTTGGGATATAAACAAACAAATTCTTAAAGTTGCCAGTGCCTTTTGTTTGTCTGATTTGTGTTTTGATTGCTTCAATGTCGTCTTTGTTTTGTGTCGGGTCGGTCATGTAAATAATTGAACCCGCATGTGCGCCGTTCAAATAATATTTGCGGCGAAATAGCGTTGCACTTTCATTCAAGAAAGCTGATTGTAAAGCCGCGAGATATTCTGGAACGCCATAAATCTCCTGATTCACATCAGGGTTGATCAGATTAAATACAGCATCTTTCGGGAATTCATATTCATCAAAGCCATTCACAATCTGATAAAAAACGCCTTTCTTCACGCCAACGCGCATATATTTTGCAAGGGGTGATTTTAACGCAATCACTTTCCCGAATGTGTTTTCAACCTTTTCAAGGTAAGCATTACCGAATACTAAGTAATCTTGCACCAGTTTTTCTAACTGTGTGCGTGGTAAAAGTGCGGTCGTTTTACAGGTAGAAAGCAAAATGTTTTTCTTCACCGTGATCGCACTGTTATGATGTGCAGATGCATTTAATGCTTTGGCAAGATAACTTAAATTAATCGGCGGGTTATAATATTTCTCATACATCAACACGCTTTCGAAATAATTCAATACTTCTGCACGGTCAAGCACGGGAATAGGTTCACCAAAGCTGAACGCCTGTGCTTGATTCCCCGTAGAAAGTGCGGTTGATTTTTTTGATTTTTTGCTCATTTGGTAATCCTATTCAAAAGTGAAAATGGTTGATTGGTTACTTGATACATCGCCGTTTAAACCATAAGGCACATTTAAAATGCAGTTCATAATTGCCCATGATAAGTCGCCGTGGCTTGCATCTTCTGAACGGTCAGAAACATAAGTAATCTTTCCTGTTCCGGTAATACGTTTTTTGACTGTCATAAAACTGGTGATGATTTCGTTACCATCAAATTTAAGGCGGCGTTTCTGAATTAAGTTTTGCGTTTTTAATACCATCTCATTTTTTAAATCGGCGTTGTAATCAAGACCGATTGCCATTGGATAGAATTTTTTAACTTCTTGGAATACGCCCGACCCCATTCCCGTTTTATCAATCACAATGCGGGTGACATTGTAATCATCACAGAAACTTTTAATTCTGCTCGCTTGCGATTCATAATCCATGCCGTGAAATGTTTGCCAGTGCAAAACACGATAATCACCACCTTCCACTTTAGGCGGGGCAATAATTGCCAACGCTGCACGGTCGCCAGTAAAGGCAGGATCATAACCTAACCACACTTCACGATTACCGAATGGGCGTTGATAAAATGGCTTGTAATCGTGCCATTCTTCCAAGCTGTCCACTTGGCAAAGTTGCAAGTCGGCAAATTTAAACGCCGACGTGTTATCATCCGCAAACTGGCATAAAAACAACTGTTCAAATTCTTCTTTGCTGTTTTCTGCGATCAGGTCGTCAATGTTGAATAGATTGCACCCGCCTTCCATCGCATCATAAATGCTAACAATCTGCTTCCATTGGCGGTCGGCACAAAGTTTTCCGCTTTTTAAATTCTCATGCGAAATGTCAATTTCAACTTTGTCCGCCTTGGCCCGATTTTTATTAAATGCTTTACCAGAGAAAAATGCATAAGCAGGATGTGCAATCGTGGTTGGCGTTGAAAAATACGTTTGGCGATACATTTTTTGAGCCGCCATACCCGATGCCACTTTACGCATCACATCAAATTTAGGCACCCAAAACACTTCATCAAAATATAGATTGCCGTGATACGATTGAGCCGTGGCGGAGTTCGTGCCAAGAAAAATCAATTCTGCCCCATTTGGCAATTTGATGGTTTCGCCTTTTAAGTCCACGTCTGCCGTTTGCTTGGCATAGTTCACAATGTAAGAGCGAAACTGCAGGGCTTGTTTTTTACTGGCAGACAAAAAGATTTGATTGTGTCCGGTCGTCAATGCATCAATAAAGGCTTCATGGGCGAAATAGTAAGTCGCCCCGATTTGTCGGCTTTTTAAAATATTTCTGATGCGGTTTTCTTTTGCTTTATGCCAAACACGCTGATAATTAAACATCCCATCAAGAAAGCCATTAATTAGTAATTCTTCTTGTTCCTGATCAATGGCATTTTGTTCTGCTTTCTTCCGTTCGCCTTTGTTTCGATTGGCAAGTTTCGGATTTAAATCCACTTCATTGCCATCACCGAAAGAATATTTTTTCACTCTCGCCATGCGTTCCATTTGACGACCAAGCAAATCAATTTCTTTATAGTCCGACCCGCTTTTTTCTTCTTTGGCAATCAGCAAATTCAATCTTGTTTCAAGGGCTAATTCAACCCGACCAACAGGGGCAACATCATCCCATTTTTCGCGATCTTTCCAACTGGAAATCGTGGACGCAGCAATATCAAGCTGACGAGCAATTTCAGCGATTTTATAACCGCTAAAATACATCTGTTGTGCTTTTCTTTTTATTTCCGCCGTTACATCGGGCGAAGCTTGATTAATAACTTGTTCGTCCATTCATAATCCTTTCAATTTACAACCGCATAATAGAAAGGGGCTTGCCGTTAGTCTTTACAGCTCACCTGTGAACAGAAAAGCAACAAAAACAACCCATAGACCGCAAAAATTAAACCTTTCAGAATAATGGCAATCTTTGAGCCAAACCAACCACAGAAAGGACAACCAATGGCAAAAAAATCTAAATGGGTCATTGTCGCAACCGAAGGTGCAACAACTGACGGTCGCACAATTCAGCGCAACTGGATTGAAGAAATGGCCGAAAGTTACGATCCAAAAAACACCTACGGCGCACGCATCAACCTTGACCACATCAAATTTTCTGTATATCTCCCTGAACTTGCCAATGCTCACTGCTTTGGTGACGTCTTAGCCGTGAAAGCAGAAGAACGTGAAGATGGCAAATTACAGCTTTTAGCCGAACTACAACCAACTGATGCACTCATCGCCTTAAACAAAGAAGGGCAAAAAGTTTATACATCAGTGGAAATTGACACCAATTTTGCAGACACAGGCAAGGCATATTTAGTCGGTTTAGCCGTGACGGATAATCCGGCAAGCTTAGGCACAGAAATGTTGAGCTTCTCTCACAATGGCTTAAATGCCCGCAAATTAAAAGCGGACAACATTTTCACAGCTGCCGTTGAAACTGAATTGGAATTTGTTGAAGAAGCAGAAAAAAGCCCATCTGTGTTGGAAAAAATCAAAGCGTTATTTGCGAAAAAAGAAAAATCAGATGATGAACGCTTTTCAGATCAATCCAGTGCCATTGAGCTTTTAGCCGAACAACAAAAGGAAATCATGGAAAAATTGACCGCACTTCATGGCGATTTGGAAAATCAACAAGCCGAAATTGAAGAAATGAAAGCGGGCAATGAAGAAATCCATGCCACGTTTGAAGAACTCAAACAAAAGCCGGCACAAGCCGAAAACTCCCGCCCATTAGTTTATGGTGAAGAACCTGAAACTGACGGCCGCTTCTTTTAATTTATCTTAGGAAAAAACCAAATGAATAAATTTACTCAACAAAAATTCCAAGCTTACATTGCAGGCGTTGCACAAGATAACGGCGAAGATGTGGCATTCGTTGCGAATGGCGGACAATTCACTGTCGAACCAACCATTCAACAAAAACTTGAAAACGCAGTGCTTGAAAGCTCTGATTTCTTAAAACGCATCAACGTTGTGATGGTGCAAGATATGAAAGGTTCTGCATTGCGTTTAGGCGTACTTTCACCAGTTGCAAGCCGCACAGATACCAACACCAAAGCGCGTGAAACCACGGACATCCACAGCTTGCAAGAAAACGTATATTCTTGCGAACAAACCAACTTTGACACGCATTTAAACTATGCAACGTTAGACAGTTGGGCAAAATTCCCTGACTTTGCGGCACGTGTTGGCAAGCTTAAAGCAGAACGCATTGCATTAGACCGTATCATGATCGGCTGGAACGGCACAAGCGTGGCAGCAACAACCAACCGCACATCAAATCCATTATTGCAAGATGTGAACAAAGGCTGGTTGAAACAAATCGAAGATAAAGCAACTGCACGCGTAATGAAAGAAGCGAAAAGCGGTACAGGCAAAATCGAAATCGGTGCAGGCAAAGAATATAAAAATCTTGATGCATTAGTTTATGCACTGAAAGAAGATTTCATCCCTGACCAATACCGCGACGACACAAAACTTGTGGCGATTATGGGTAGCGACTTGTTGGCGGATAAATACTTCCCGCTAATCAATCAAGATAAACCAAGCGAGCAAGCGGCAGGCGATACCATTATCAGCCAAAAACGTGTTGGCGGTTTACAAGCCGTAACCGTGCCATACTTCCCGAAAGGCACTGTATTGGTGACATCACTCGACAACTTGTCAATCTATGTTCAAGAAGGTCGTGTTCGCCGTCACTTAAAAGACGTGCCGGAACGCAACCGTGTGGAAGATTACTTGTCATCCAATGAAGCTTATGTAGTTGAAAACTACGAAGCAGTGGCGATGGCGAAGAATATCACCGTTCTTGATGTACCAACTCACGCGTAATCATAATGCGACCAACTAAACGTCACTTTCTCGAAGTTTCTGCCGCTATCGCTAATGCGGCAGAAACCGAAGATCTAAGCGACTTCACGGAATACGAAAAAATGTGCCGTATTCTTGCGAGACATCGAAAGGATTTGAAAAACATCCAATCGACAGAACGCAAAGCCGCATTTAAAAAGCAAATTTTGCCTGACTATCTGCCATGGATTACAGGAGCGTTATCTGCCGGAACAGGCAAACAAGATAATGTCTTGATGACATGGTGCGTGTGGGCGATTGACTGTGGGGAATATCACCTTGCCTTGCAGATTGCTGATTATGCCGTATTCCATGATTTGCGTTTACCTGAACCGTTCACCAGAACACTTGGCACATTATTGGCGGAAGAATTTGCCGACCAAGCAAAAACCGCACAAGCCGCCAATCAGCCATTCGAAGTGTCGTACTTAGAGCAAGTACAACGTATCACCGCTGAATGTGACATGCCAGATGAAAGCCGTGCGCGATTGTTGCGTGAATTAGGCTTGTTATTGGTTGAAAAGAACCCTGAACAAGCCTTGCAATATCTCGAACGTGCTTTAGGGTTAGATCAGAAAGTTGGCGTGAAAGGCGACATTAAAAAATTACGCAAAAAATTAAGCAAAGCCGATGAATAATCGGATTTGATAACGAGCAAACCACGCACCCGCGGGGCGGATAAAAGCGCGGTCAGGTTTCTTTACCTCTTTTCCTGATTGTTGCTCTTTATCCTCACCCCGCTTTTTTATAGGTAGATTTTATGTCAGACGGTGCAATCTCAATCAAACTCGCCCCCGATTATGAAATGGGCGCAGTGCAAAAACAACTGGAAGATTACGGAACAGGCGAAGATATTATTCGAAACGATGATTTTTTTCCTGATATTTCTCTTTCTGATTTTCGCAATCAATATCGTGCAGACGGCACAGTCACCGAACAACGCTTGCAAGATGCATTGATTGAAGCCATCGCCAGTGTGAATGATGAATTATCTACATTCAAAGCACAAAGCGAACATCACTTCCTTGAACAAATCCCCGCACCATCAGTCAACGGCGAAAGCGTGTTGATTTACCGCTATAAACGTGCGGTGAACTGTTTGGCACTAGCGAACCTTTACGAACGCTATGCAAGCTATGACAGCACCAATGATGGCGAAAAGAAAATGGATTTACTCAAAGACAGCATCAACGAATTAAGACGAGACGCACGCTTTGCCATTAGTGACATCATCGGCAAAAGACGGGTCGATGCGGAGTTAATTTAATGGAAGTTTACGCACAACAAAATGACAACTTGGACGCCATTCTTTATCGCTATTTTGGCCGCAGTGAAGGACTGTTAGAAATTGCGTGCGAATTAAACCCGCACTTAATGGATAAACCCGTCATTCCAATCGGAACACCAGTAATATTGCCAGAAACTGACACGGAAAAGATCAGCGTGGCAAGTGACACTATACAACTTTGGAGCTGATATGCACGACACACCATCAAGAGCATCTTACATATCAGGATTATTTGCCTTCTTCATCGGACGCATTGCGGATATGTTTTCAAATGTAAATTGGGCTGACGTCGCATCAGCAACAGGTATTGTGATCGGCGTCGCAACATTCCTTGTAAATTGGTATTACAAGAAAAAAGATTTTGAATTAAAAGAAAAAGAGTTAAACCAACGGAGCCATCACCATGATTAAACGATCCGCGAAATACGTCTGCGCCGTCACGGCTGTTGTTGGGCTTGTTATTGCCACGCACGGAAATGAAATTCGAACATCAGAAAAAGGCTTGTTGTTAATTGGCAATGCAGAAGGTTGCATGCAAAAGCCATATCAATGCCCCGCTGATGTTTTAACAGTCGGCATTGGCACAACGGATGCAGTAGAACGAATTGACCGAAATAAAATTTACACCTTGCAAGAAGTGGCGGAATTATACACGAAAGGCATTAAACAAGCCGAAAAGTGCGTGAATACCTATGCAAACGGTCAAGCTATGCCGCAAGGGGGATTTGATGCATTGACATCAATCACTTTCAATGTCGGATGTGGCCGCCTAAAAAACAGCATGCTTTTTAAAATGGCACGGAAAGGATATAGCAAAGCCATGTGCGGTCAATTTGAACGATGGATTTATGCAAACGGCGTTCCACTGAAAGGATTAATCGAAAGACGACAAAAGGAGAAAGCATTATGTTTGGGTTCTTAACGAAAAAAGAAAAATACATTTTATTGGTTGGTCCGCTCATGCTTGTGGCGATCATCCTGTTTCAAGGGTGGCAGGCAAACCACTGGCGAGCCGAAGCGGCAAAAGAAGAACAATTAAAACAACAATGGGAAGCGTCTTACGTTGCTTTAAATGAAAGCGTGGATAAATTCAACGAACAACAAAAAGCACTCACGGAAGCCGTGAATCAATTAAAAATCTCTCAAACCAAGCAAACACAGGATTTAAAAAATGCACTTAAAAAACACCAAGATTGGGCTGACACTTTTATCCCTGATGATGTTAGCGGCGTGTTCAACAACTCCGAAAATCATTAAACAGCCAATTCTATGCCCGCAAGTTGCAGAATGTACGCCATTTGCCGCCACAATTAAAACAAACGGCGATTTGGCTAACGCTTATCTACAAAGCCAACAAAAGCTAAGTGTATGCATTGTTGAAAATCAAGCATTAAAAAAATGCATTGATGAATTTAATAAACAGGAAAAACAATGACCGATCAATTTGACCGTGCGCAACAGCTCGAAGAAATGCAACGTGAAATTGCCCTTAAAAAACACCGCACTTTTAAAGCAGTAAGTCGCCTTTATTGTGAAGATTGCGATGCGCCCATCCCAGAAAAGCGCAGACAAATGATTCTGGGCGTAACACGTTGTGTGACATGCCAAGAACTTGAAGAAAAACGCCAACGACAATTTAGAAAGTAGGTAAATCATGTTTTTCAAAATTTACAGCAAAAAAGAATTGAAAGAAGAATTTACGCATTACGGTCGCTTTTATGGTGTGCCAGTTTACGTAAACATGAATCTTGAAGCTCCCGGAATTGTTACTAGAAATTTTATTCCTGAATTTTGCTTAGATATTGTTGAAGCTTTTCTAAGTTTGGCTGTAACAACTATGCAAATGATGAATATTAGTTATGAGCCACTTTATAAAATTGAACTAACAAAGCCGATTGAGAAATGAAAAAGCCAAACCAACTGCGAAAAATCCTTGAGCAAAGTCACCAAGACTTTATGAAAAACCCTGACCGCTTACAGATTTATGTTGACGGCGGTCAAGTTGTTGCAACTGGCAGCACATCACTGAGCTTTGAGTATCGTTACACACTCAACATCATCATCACTGATTTTGCCTTTGATATTGCAAGCCTCATCGTGCCGATTAATGCGTATTTACGAAAAAACCAACCTGAACTATTCGAAAATCCGCAACGCCGTGAAAACGCCTTTAAATTCCAACTGGATTACAACAATAACAACACGGCGGACGTGTCATTTGAAATCCAACTTACAGAACGTGTTGTGGCAAAACAAGTGGGTGAAAACGTGCAGATGACTTACGCCACCGAACCAACCGCACCGGAATGGGAAACATTAAACACATTGAAAGTTTATCTTGAAAAAATAGACGATGAACATTTGATTTTCAAAGGTGGTGAATAATGGCAACAGTGGAAGAAGTCCAAGCGAAACTAAACGCACTGATTAATAATCTCTCACCGCAAGCCCGCCGCCAGTTGGCCCGCAACATTGGGCAAGCTTTACGGAAAAATCAACAAGCCCGCATCGCACGTCAAGAAAACCCAGACGGCACAGTATTTGAGCAAAGAAAACCACGGAAAGAATTCGGCAAAAAGAAAGGCAGAATTAAACGAAAAGCCATGTTTGCAAAGTTGAGAACGGCAAGATATTTCAAAATTCAAAGTAATGCCAATGAAGTGTCGGTCGGGTTTAATGGGTCAAGCGCAATGATCGCAAAAGTGCATCAATACGGCTTAATGAGCAGTCCATCAAAAACCAAAGACTTTAAAGTGCGGTATGCACAGCGTGAATTGTTAGGCTTTAGCCAAAGCGATTTAGACATCATCGAAGATTTAGTCATTGAACAATTAAGTATTTAAGCGAGCTTTTATGAACAATTTGCAATTATCAGTCTTACTCAATGCCATTGATAAAATGTCGGCACCGTTGAAAAGTGCAAGCAAAAGCGTGTCTGAACTTTCAAAGAAATTGAAAGAAAATAAAGCCGTTCGCGCACAATTAAGCAAAGCAGAACGAGAAAACGAAGCGGCTATTAAAAAATATGCGGCGACGATCAATCCATTAAAAAACAAATTAAACGCACTGAACAATGAAGTGGCAAAAGCTAAACAAAAAGCCGCCTTATACACCAATCAATTAAACAGTGCCAAAAATCCAACCGAGCAATTCAAAAATAAAGTATTGGCCGCACAACAAGCCGTCAAAAAATTAACCTCCGAGCAAACCGCGACAGCCAATAAATTAAAACAAACTCGCCAAGAGCTTAATGCTGCAGGATTATCATCAAAGACACTTGCACAGCGTCAAAGCGAATTGAAAAGCAAAATGAGCGCGGCAAATCAACAGATTAGCAATCAATCCGCCGCATTGAGTAAATTAAACGCCAAACAGGCGGCTTATAATCGCTATCGGGGGAAAGTCGATAATCTCAAAGACATTAACAGCAAAGCGCAAATTGTCGGTGCGCAAGCACTTGCCGCAGGAGCGACCATCACTGCACCTTTGGTTGGTTCTGTGCGTGATTTTATGAGCTTTGAAGATGCCATGCTTGGCGTTGTCCGTCAAGTTGATGGACTGAAAGATAAAGCAGGAAATTTAACGCCTGAATTTGAACAATGGAAATTGAAAATTCAAGATTTATCAAAAGAATTACCACTCACGACCGTGCAAATTGCCAACATGATTGAAAGTGCAGCGAGAATGAATGTGGCAAAAGATGAACTTGAAGATTTTGTGCGATTAAATACACAAATGGCCGTTGCGTTTGATGCGGCTAATCCGGATGAACTTGTCGAACAATACGGAAAAGTGACAAACAACTTTCATTTGTCGGCAAAAGCATCTCGCGAACTGGCTGATGCGATTAACTATCTTGATGATAACGCGATTTCTAAAGGTACAGAGATCATCGGATTTATGAACCGAGTGTCAGGGATTGCAGGCATCGCAAAAATCAGCGAAAAAAACATGGCGGCGTTAGGCTCAACCTTGCAAACTGCAGGAGCGACAGAGGAACAATCAGCGACAGCCGTCAATGCTATCTTTACTCGCTTGTCACAAGCAAGTAAGAAAAAGCCCGTTAAAAATGGCTTGGCGGCGTTAGGGTTGCGACCAAGTGCGGTCGAATTAGGCATGGCAAAAGATGTACAAGGCACACTTGAAAAAATTGTCGATGCCATTAATAGACTGCCTGAACCAAAACGACTTGGAACCATTGCCGACTTAGTTGGAACAGAACACGCCAAAACACTGTCATTATTAGTAGCGAAAACAGATGACTGGCGCAGACAAATCAAACTGGCAAACAGTGAAGAAGCAAAAGGATCAATGGGGCGAGAATTTGAAACGAGAATGAAAGCCTTGTCGTCCCACTGGGGCATTTTTAAAAATAGATTATTCAATCTCAATTCTGTCATTGGGGGAACGCTCGCACCAACGCTTGAACGCTTAATGGATAAAATCGGCGGCGTAATTGATCGGATTAAAAATTGGATTATTGAAAATCCAAAACTCACATCAAACATTGTGATGATTGCGGGAGCAATCGGCGGTGCATTGACGATTTTTGGGGCATTAAGCACAGCTTTAAGCTTTGTTTTATACCCTATCGCACGACTAGGCTTGGCATTGGCAAATTTAGGCGTGCTATTGCCAAGAATTGGCGGTGCAATCGTTCGTGGATTGTTGTCACCGCTTAAATTTGTGGGGCTTGCATTATCCCCTATCGGTGCCGCTATCATTGCGGCAGGCATTGCCATCTTTAAATATTGGCAGCCGATCAGCTCATTCTTTAGTGGATTTTTAAGCGGATTACAATCAGGATTACAACCCGTCATCGACAAATTCAAGCCGCTTGTCGGTTGGATTGAAAGTGCTTTTAACTGGTTCACTAACCTACTTGCGCCAGTACAAAGCACAAAAGAAGATTTAGATGCTGCCGCTAGTGCAGGTAAGAAATTCGGCGAATGGCTTGCCGCAGGCATTGATTTGGTGACAAAACCTTTGCAATGGTTGATGGATGGCATTAAATGGGTGCTTGATAATATGCCAACGATTGAAGGCATTGGGAAAACAATCGACGCGGCAAAACAAAAAGTATCAAATGCCACCGCTAATGCCATGAATAACAGCGCCGCAGGAAACTATTTCATGACAGGTGCAGGGCTAGATGTGCCAAATGTGAATAGATGGTCAGGCGGTTACGCGGGAAATGGCGGAAAATATGAACCTAAAGGCATTTTCCACGGTGGCGAATACATCATGACAAAAGAAGCCACAAACCGTCTAGGCATCGCCACGCTGAACGCCTTAAACTACGGGAAACAAGCCTTAATTGCGGGCGGTTTAGGTATCGGACTTGCTACCGCCGCACCAATTCAGGTGGATAACAGACCGCCAATTTCCGCACGCCCAAGCATCAGCCAAACCATGCAACCCATGGCGGTCAATATCACCATTAATGCACAAGCAGGGCAAAATGAACGACAAATCGCCCAACTTGTTGCCGCCGAGCTTGAACGAATCAACAGACAACAACAAGCAAGGGCAAGAAGTCGAATGACAGATCGAGCATAAAAAACAAAAGGGCGAAAGCCCTTTTTTGTTACCAAGTTTTTCACACTCCCCCACACTCGCAAAATTAAACAAACTCACCAAAAATAGGGGCAATTATTACAAGTAGAAATCCGCCCATGTCAGCCGATAACAACCGAAGAATTGAAAGCATTATCCGCTTTGGCTTAATTGCCGAAGTCGATTACGCACAAGCAAAAGCACGGGTAAAGTGCGGTGAAATATTAACGGATTTTATCCCATTCATCACAATGCGATCAGGTACGACAAAAACATGGTCGCCGCCAACACAAGGCGAACAATGTGTCATCTTGGCGGCAAGTGGCGAACTGACAACAGCGTGCATCATCACAGGGCTTTACACACAAAACAGCCCAAGCCATTCAGCCGATGAACACGTGATCGAATTTGGCGATGGCGCAAAAATCACCTACAACCAAGCCAACGGCGATTTGGTTGTGACAGGAATAAAAACAGCCAACATCAAAGCCGCTAATCAAATCAATATTGACTGCCCCACTGTCAACATTAAAGGCAATGTGAATATTGATGGAAAAGTGACATCAACAGGCGACATGATAGCGGGCGGAATCAGTCAGATGACACATAAACACAAAGATGTGTCGAAAGGTAAAGATAAAACTGGAGAGCCTGAATAATGAATCGATTTACAGGCGAGAAAATCACAAGCGAAACGGAACACATCAAACAGTCAATCGCAGACATTTTATTGACGCCAATCGGATCACGCTTACAACGCCGAGATTATGGCAGCCGTATTCCAGAACTGATTGACAGACCAATGAACCACGCTTTGTTGCTCCAACTTGCCGCAAGTGCGGTGATGGCATTGCACAAATGGGAACCCCGCGTGACGATTAGCCAATTTAAACCACAACTTACAGAAAACGGCATCACTTGCTCAATCGTGGGCAGAACAAGAAATCAAAACAATATCATCAATTATGATGATGTATGGCTAGGCGGTAAGAATGAGCGAATTAGTTGATTTATCAAAACTGGCCGCACCAAAAGTTTTAGAAGATTTAGATTTTGAAACCTTACTTGCGGAAAGAAAACAAGAATTCATCAAATTATTTGACGAATCAGAACGTGCATTCTGGCAGTCTCGCTTAAGCCTTGAAAGCGAACCCATTACAAAACTCTTACAAGAAGTTGTCTATTTGCAACTGCTTGAACGCACACGCATCAATCAAGCCGCACAGGCAACCATGCTTGCTTATGCAACAGGGAGCGATTTAGACGTGATCGCCGCCAACTACAACGTAAAACGCTTACTTATTCAAGCGGAAGATAACTCAACGACACCACCAAAGCCCGCAATCTACGAAAGCGATGCGGAACTTAGAATTAGAACACAACTAGCCTTTGAAGGAATGTCAGTCGCAGGGCCAAGAAACGCTTATGTGTTTCACGCCTTATCCGCTCACGCCGATGTGGCTGACGTGTCAGTTGTATCACCTGAACCCGCCAATGTTACCGTCACTATTTTAAGCCGAACTGGGCAAGGCGTAGCAAGTGAACAAGTGTTGAAAGCCGTCCGAGAAAAATTGAATGAAGAAACCATTCGACCAATCGGGGATCGTGTAACAGTGCAAAGTGCCACAATCCAAACATACGAAATCCGAGCAAAATTGCATTTATATCGTGGGCCTGAATATGAAGCAATAAAAGCTGAAGCAATGAAAAAACTCACTGCATACACCGCAGAAAAACGCAGATTAGGTCGAGATATTAGCTTATCGGGAATTTATGCTGCACTACACCTTGAAGGCGTTCAACGAGTGGAATTACTCGCACCAACAGCCGATATTGTTTTGCCTAGCTCAAAATCAGGCTATTGCACAAATATTAATATTGAGATTGTAGTAAGTGATGATTACTAGCCACCTATTGCCAACAGGCTCAACAAAACTGGAAAAACGAGCCGCAGAAATTTTAAAAAGCGCGGTTGAAAATCCAGTCATTATTGCTGATTTGATCAACCCTGACAGATGTCCATCGGAGCTTCTTTCCTACTTGGCATGGGCGTTTTCGGTGGATAAATGGGACGAGGATTGGAGCGAAGAAGTCAAACGCATCGCAATTAAACAATCTTTTTTTGTGCATAAACACAAAGGCACCATTGCCGCCGTGAAACGAGTGATCGAACCAATAGGATATCTTGTTGAATTAAAAGAATGGTTCAACCAAAAACCACAAGCCAAAGCAGGCACATTTAGCATCACAGTTGAAGTGCCGGAAACAGGATTGAACGAGCAAACTTATAACGAATTAGTGCGATTAATCAATGATGTAAAACCTGTTTCACGCCATTTGTCACAGCTCTCCATCGCCATTTCACCAACTGGCACAATGAACACATTTTTTGGGCAACAAACAGGCGAAATCGTCAGCGTTTACCCTATTTAAGGATTTATATGACAGCACAATATTTCACAGTATTAACAGACTATGGCACACAAGCTTTTGCCAAAGCCATCGCAACCAATCAACCAATTCAATTTTCAAGCTTTGCCGTGGGAGATGGTAACGGTCAAGCCGTTACCCCAACTGCAGACCGTACAGCGTTAGTGAAAGAGATACACCGAGCCAATGTCAGTGCCGTGTCACTCGATCCACGCAACAATAAGCAAATCATTATTGAATTGACCATTCCGGAAGATGTGGGCGGGTTTTATATCCGAGAAATGGGGGTTTTCGATAGCACAAACAAATTAGTGGCTTATGCCAATTCGCCTGAAAGCTTTAAACCAACACTAGAAAGCGGAAGCGGCAAAGTGCAAGTGTTGCGGATGATTTTAAAAGTCAGCAATTCTCAAGCCGTCACTTTAAGTATTGATAATTCCGTGATTTTTGTCACACGTCAGCAACTTAACCCAAAAAAAATCACATCATCAACCACAAACGGATTTGATGAAAGCGGGCATTCACACGAAATCGAAAAAGCAGACACAACAAAAGCGGGAATTGTGCAACTCACAGATGACACAGGGCTTGACAGTGACAAGCTAGGATTGTCAGCAAGAGCCGGCAAAAAACTCGCGCAGCTAATCAGTACAGTTCAACTCGCACTTGGTAATTACATTCCAAACAACAAAAAATCAAATTCAGTTACTAGCACAAGTAATGACAATGTGGCGACATCGTCAGCCGTAAAAACAGCTTACGACAAAGGAGTGGAAGCCAAATCGACTGCGGACAATGCACAACTAACAGCAAATGACGGCGTATCAAAGGCGAATAACGCACAGCGTTCTGCCGATAATGCCAACACCAATGCAAACGGTAGAGTGTCTAAAAACGGCGACACAATGAGCGGTCCGCTGGCTGTGCCTAGAGTTTTTACAGGAGGCGTAGAATCATCAGGGTATGTCAATATTAGTTCAAATAATGGGGTTGTTTTTTATAATAAAGGGAATTCAGAATATACAGCCATCTTGTCAGAAAACGGGCTAGACATAAAAAAAGCGGTCATGTCACATGACGGATTGAAGTCTGATCATATTGGGTACGGTGGGTATGGCTCGCAATATGATTACTCAGCGCCATTTGAAGTTATTGAGGCAGCCGCCAATAGCATTGGCACATTTTACCCTTTCATTAAAGGGAAAGTGATGAGTAGAGGTAATAGCGGTGCTGCATTTTCGCTTGGTTACACGACAAAACAAACTGGATACAACGAGTACGGCAATTTCGGACGAGGCGTAATTAATCTAGTAGAGGATAATGGCAGTTTCAAAAATTGGGAATTTGAACACACTGGAGTTTTTCGTTCAGCAGGTGATGTAATTACAGGGAATGGCAATTCATTAAATTGGCAAACGCACGTATTAAATAGTTTGATAGGTGGAATAACATCCTCATCGTACGGTTCTCATTATCAAGGCGCTGACGTCTTTAAAATCAAACAAAATAGACTAATGATAATCAGAATGCAGGTTGGAGTTGTGAACTCCTCTGGTGATTACTACTTGCCAGAATCTTTTGACGGGTCAGCAAGTGCAATCGCCATAGATTCAGGCGGCGCAGTTAATCCAGTTGGAGCGTTCTTCAAAGGTGGAAATTCTGTTTACATATCAGTAACTAAACCAACAAATGTCTCAGTTGTTGCTATAGGAGTGAAAAATTAATGTTAAAGCAATTCAATTTATCAACGTTATCATTTCGAGATCCTGCAGGCGAAGATGCAGAATGGATTAATATAGAGACACAAACGCAGATTGATGAAATCTCCGCAAGTATCACCAATGGTGGTGCTGTATGGGTGGAAAATGGGAAAATACACTGTTCAGGTAAAGCCCCAAGTGAATTTCACATTTTTGACAAAGATAAAAAACAGTTTGTCATTTCAAAAGAAAAACAAGACGAACTCTTAATCAAACAGCGTGCAGAAGTTCGCGCACAAATCAACGCTAAACGCGATGAGTGCGTAAATGGCGGCGTGTTTGTGCCTGAAATAAATAAATGGGTTGATACCGATGACAAAGGGCGCAGCACGTTAGTTGAGATTAAGGCGGATTTTGACTTAAACGGCAAAAACAATACTTATACCTTGATTTGCGCAGATAACACCGCACAAGTTATCCATTTTGAAGAATTCAAAGCAGTATGGAACGCGGTGAAAACGCTTAAAGAAAAAATGTATGAAAACGCATACATGCATAAAGTATTGCTTGAACAATCAGAAAATCCGACTGATTACAACTGGTCAACTGGTTGGAGTAAAACCTATCAGGAGCATTTGAATGAACAGCAAGCTTAAACAATACCTATATCACAACATCATTGCTATCGACCAACTATTCAACGCCTTAACAGGTGGCGCAGCAGACGAAACATTATCAAGTCGCACCTATCGTGGGGCTATTTTAGCCGAGCAACCGAAAAAACGTTGGCGTGTACTCTATCGATTCATCAATGGATTATTTCGAGATAAAAACCATTGCAAAACTGCATACGAAAGCGAAATAAACGGCAAACAGCGTGATTATCGGTTCAATCAAGGGAAAGCAAAATGAATGAAATAATTTTTGATTGGATCCGTGGGGATGATGAATTCGAAACGCTCATTTTTAATAATGACGACGACACCCCAATGGACTTCACAGGGAGTCAATTTGATTTGCATATTGTGCCGGAACGAAGTCAAGCCGAAACCATTAAGCTATCAACATCAAATGGCTTAACCGTTAAAGAAAACGAAATCACGCTGCACGTATCGCACGATCAAACAGAAAATGCAGATTGGGCGGTGGCAAGTTGGGATTTGCAACAAACTGACAAGAACGGATTAATTAGCACCCTTTGCGGTGGCAAAGTGCGGTTAAAACGGGATGTTACAAGGGGGTGAAATGTGTATAAAGACTAAGGCGAAAGCCAAACACAAAGTGACACTCAAGCCTAAACAACAACACAAAATCACCGTTCAAAAAGGATATGCCAATATAGGCGGTGATCTTGACGCAAGCAAATTACCAAACATCAACGAATTAATTATTCACTACAACATTGGAGCGCTTTAATGGCAAGACCAGAATTTACTCAAACTTTAACTGAATTTGCAGAATTTGTCGGCATGAAAGATAAAGAAATTATGAAGCTTATCGGCATCATGCAACAACTGACGACAACAGAGAAAAACACAATTGTTGGCGCAATCAATGAGATGAATCAGCGAATCAACAGCCTATCAAGTAGTGCGGCAGGCATTAATGATAGTGCGACAAATGAAACAGCAACATTATCAGCCAAGAAAATTCTTGAGCTTTTAAATCAAGCGAAAGCCGATGTAAAAAATGAGCTTTTAGGCGGACAAGTTGATGCAAGCATTGACACCATCAAAGAGCTTGGCGATATGTTGAAGAACATTCAAACAGGTGAAGATGGCTTAAATAAATTGGTTCAAAAAATAACTCAAACAAATCAATCTTTGTCACTTCTTGTTGGTAAATTTACAGTGTTGGACGGAATTAACCTTAAAGAAGCCTACAATCGAGGTTATAACAAATAATGGCGTTTGATACAGCAATTACAGAGTTAGCAGAATATATAGGAAGTGAAGTTAGACGAGTTGAGAATAAGATTCCGACTGGCATTTCTGCACAACCTACAAATTCTAATATCATCACTGGAGACGGCAGACCCGATAAACCTGACACAACAAGGTTTCTTAATGAGTCTAACGTTTATGAAAATAAGATTAAAGGTAATGAGCCAAACGGAACTTTTTATAACTCAACAAACGGTGCAGGCGTTGGAGCATACCTATGGCAAAAGCAAAATGGACAGTGGACTGTTATATCGGGTGATACAGGTATTAGACGACTATCTAACATTTCTGTAAATATTAAAGAAGGGGCTATTCATTTAAGACGAGTGAATAACAGAGTTGAGTGTTCTTTCTATGCGGGGCGTTGGGACACTATTTCTTTTTACGGGAGCAGTAATCCTAAATTCACGAGGAAAAATCACGCCAAGCGAATGGATATTTTACCCCCTCCGAGAATACCAGTTGGCTTCCGTACACGCACGCCTATTATGCTTCCGTTTTATAGCGATGACGGCGATGAAATTGCTACTGTATATGTTGCTAGTATAGGCGATAGAGCTTATATTGAGTTAAGATTTAGGGATAAAGTACCAACAACAGACCTTGATTATATGCGTCTTCCAGTCGTCAGTTGGATAACTGACGACCCATTCCCTGAAGTTCTGCCTTAATTTAAATAAAATGCGGTCAATTTTGGCCGCATTTTGTTACCCCGTTTTTCACACTTCCAACCGCTCGCACTGCCACATTCTCTCGATCACAATAAAGACATTATTTAACCAATAGAAACCATAGGGCTAAAATATGTCTGATGAATATCTCCATGGGGTCAAGGTAACGGAAATTGCCGAAGCCTTGCGAACACTCACCACATCATCCACTGCCGTGATCGGTTTAGTGGCAACGGCAGCAGATGCAGACGCAACTGTTTTTCCACTCAATAAACCCACTCTTTTAACAGGTATCACCGCCGAAATCCAAGCGAAAGCCGGTAAAAAAGGCACATTATCCCGTGCATTGGATGGCATTGCGGATATTGTAAATTGTAAAGTTGTGGTCATTCGTGTGGAAGAAAGCGATGACGAAAGCACAATGAAAGCAAACGTCATCGGCACGGTGGACAGCGACGGCAATTACACTGGCTTAAAAGCGTTTTTAGTCTCTGCTGCCGTTTGTGGCGTGAAACCATGTATTTTCTGCGTGCCGAAGTATGACAGCCAAGATGTCACCACCGAGCTTTTAAGCGTGGCGAAAAAATTGAATGGCTTTGTGTATGCATCGTGCGGTTCAGCAAAAACTAAAGAAGAAGCAGTCACTTATCGCCGTAATTTCTCACAGCGTGAATTAATGCTGATTTTCGGTGACTTCTTGTCATTCAACCCGAACACCAAAGCAACCGAAGTGGATTATGCTGTTGTTCGTGCGGCGGCAATGCGTGCGTATCAAGATAAAGAATACGGCTGGCACACCTTAATTTCTAATAAAGGTTTAACTGGCGTCACTGGCGTCACGAAACCGCTTTCATTTGACATCAACGATAGTGCGACCGATGTCAACTATCTGAACGAACAAGGCATCACTTGTTGCGTCAATCACAATGGCTTCAAATTATGGGGCTTACGCACCTGTTCCGCCGACAAGTTATTCATCTACGAAAACTACACCCGCACCGCACAAGTGTTGAAAGACACCATCGCACAATCCTTTGATTGGGCAGTGGATAAAAACATCAGTGTGATGTTGGTGAAAGAAATCGTGGAAGCGATCAATGCGAAATGGCGTGAATATGTGGCGAAAGGTTACTTAATCGGCGGTAAAGCATTTATCAATTCATCACTGAATACTGCCGCAACCTTAAAAGATGCAAAATTGCTTGTGTCTTATGATTACTGCCCTGTTCCGCCATTAGAACAATTAGGCTTTAACCAATACATCAGCGATGAATACCTTGTGGAATTCGCCGCAGAGATTGCCAAAGTAGGAGCATAACAAATGGCTTTACCACGTAAATTAAAACTCATGAACTTCTTGGCGGACGGTAATTCTTACCGTGGCCAAGTCACCGAAATAACCCAACCTAAATTGGCAATGAAACTGGAAGAATACCGTGCAGGCGGCATGATTGGTCCAGTGAAAGTGAATTTAGGCGTGGAAGGCTTGGAAGCACAATTCAAAATGGGCGGCTACATGACCGAACTCATCAAAGAATTTGGCGGCAAAATTGACGGTTCGGCATTACGCTTTGCGGGTGCATACCAACAAGACGACACCGAAGAAGTCACCGCCATTGAATTGATTATGCGTGGTCGTTTCAGCGAAATTGACAACGGCACAAGCAAATCAGGCGATGACACCGAACAAAGCTACACCGTGCCATTAACCTATTACAAAATCATCGAAAACGGCAAAGATTTGGTCGAGATTGATTTGCTCAACTCAATCTTTATTGTCGGCGGCACTGACCGCTTGGCAGAACACCGTTCAGCGATTGGCATCTAATCACCACCTAGCCCCGCAAGGGGCTTTTATTAAATCACTCCCCCACGCTTAAGCGTGGCATTTTTAAAGGTATAAAAAATGAAAAACGAAAACAGCAAAGTGATCACATTAACCAATCCACTTGTGCGTGGCGAAAACAAAATCACCGAAATCACCGTCAACAAACCAACCGTGCCGGCATTAAAAGGCTTGAAAATGTTTGACGTGTTACAAATGGACGTGGACGCATTACAAGTGTTATTAACACGCGTGACAAATCCTGTGTTGCACAAATCTGACTTTTCCACAATGGAAGTGGCAGACTTCACCGAGCTTGCGGCGGTGGCTGTCGGTTTTTTAGGGAAGAATTCGGAAGCGGAAACGACCGAATAATGATTGCCGCCACGGTAGAAGATGCCATGGCGGACATTGCATTAATTTTCCATTGGCAACCACAAGCCTTTGAGCAAATGACATTTGCTGAATTAATGACATGGCGAGAAAAAGCAAGGGAACGAAATGAAACAGAAGCTGATTGATTATGTATTAAATATGCCACGGCATATTGTATGGCGTGGAATCTTTATCCTTTCCATCTCATTTTGGTTGATTGTGATTTTCGGTATTGCATTTCTCTTTCGCTAATTCACAAAGTGCGGTCAGGAATCACGGGATTTTTTGACCGCACTTTTCTTTAGGATAAAACATGAAATCAATTCTAATCTTCTTTTTCTATTTTTTATCAATTATTGCCGTCACAGGGTACGCCACGTTTTTGATGTATCACAACATTGACGGGTGGGGATGGGTTATTTTTATTGATTTTTTATTGATGTTAATGACCGTCAAAGTTGAGGATGATAAATAATGTTTCAAAACTTTGCTTTAGCCGCACTTGGGATGTTTGTTTTTACACGGCAAACAGTGCCTTTCCAAAGCTTAGACCGCACATCGACGTGGCGACATCCAACCAATGCGATTGTGGGTGCGATGCCAAAATCACAATTCACCGGTAAGGAAAGCGAAACCGTGACAATCGGCGGGCGACTTATCCCAGAAATCACGGGCGGCAGATTTTCCATTAAAGCGTTGGAATTAATGGCAGACAGTGGCGGTGCCTTTCCACTGATTGACGGTGCAACCTTTGAGATTATTGGCTTTTTTGTGATTGAAAACATCCAAGAAACCCGCACAGAATTCTTCGGCGATGGCGCACCACGTGCCATTGACTTCACCATGAATTTAAAACGCACTGACGATCCGATGTTGATTGCCATTGCAGACAGTTTAATGAGTAATCTGTAATGTTAGGCTTAGATTTTAACAACAATCACCGCACCCCCGATTTTAAAGTGGTGATCACCACGAAAGACAACAAACAGCAAGACATCACACAAGTGGTATCAAGCCGATTGATTAATTTGTCTTTAACCGATAATCTCGGCTTAGAAGCGGACACGCTAGACTTAGAATTGTCCGACCATGACGGCAAACTGGCTTTGCCGCCACGCAATGCCACAATCAGCCTTGCACTAGGTTGGAAAGGCGCACCGCTGATTGACAAGGGGCAATATTCTGTCGATGAAGTGCAGTTTGCAGGCGGTGCATCGTCTGCTGATAAGCTCACTATTCGGGCAAGAGCGGCAGATTTAAAAGGCTCGTTCACCGAACAAAAAGAGCGGTCATTTCATAAGAAGAAATTGGGCGAAATCGTCAACGAAATTGCACAAGGGAACAAACTCAAAAGCCAAGTGGAGAAAGAGCTTGCAAGCCGATTAATCGACCACATCGACCAAACCAACGAAAGCGACATTAATTTGCTGACCCGCCTTGCAGAAGAACACGGGGCAATGTGTACGGTGAAAAATGGCACGTTGCTATTTATGCCATTAGGCAAAGGAAAAACCGCCACAGGGAAAGATATTCCACTGCGTAAAATCACCCGCAAAAATGGCGACAACTACAATTTTTCCATTGCCGAAAGTGAAAACTACAAAGCCGTGCGGGCGTATTGGCACGATACGGACAGCGGAAAGCGTGGCGAAATCACGGTGGATGAAAACACCAAGATTGTGAAAAAACAGCGTATGACGAAAGGCAGAACGCTAAAAAACGGCACCGTGAAAGGCAGACGATTAAGCAAACGCAAATACAACGAAATTGAGCAACAAGAACCCATTACAAGTGACAGTTCTCAAATAAAATCACTGAGACACACCTACGCAAGCGAAAAAACAGCCATTACCGCCGCCAAGTCTGCTTTTGATAAGTTAAAACGTGGCGTGGCAACTTTTAGCCTTAATCTCGCCTTTGGTGAACCTGATTTAATGCCAGAAACGCCGATTGAGCTGTCAGGCTTTAAAGCAGAAATTGATGCCACAAATTGGCTAATTACAAGAGTGACGCACAATCTTTCAGATGGCGGCTTTACCAGTCAGATTGAATGCGAATTGAAAGTGGAAGATGAAGAAGTGGACGTGAAAAAGGTGAAAAAATAAAGCGGTCGAATGACCGCTATTTTAATAAGTTGATAAGTTCACTAGCAGAGTGAAATAATTCTTTTAAATCTAGTGGAACATCTTCACCATCATTTGTTAATGGCACATAAATTCGAGTATAAACACGAAAAATAGCGCTAGCATCCAATTTATATTGTTTACAGAACGTAGATAAATCTTTTTGGTAAGTTTCAACTTTATACCTTATAATTTCATCGTCCTTATTGGCAAGAATAAAATCTAATTTTTGTTCTAATTCAAAAACGTTGTGAGTTCTATCTCGATTTTCTTCCCTTTGATTAGCTAATTTTTCGCTTTTCTTGGTTTGCCACAAACTATAAATAGAGAATAATAAAGCAAAAAATGCTATAACATTCGAAATAAAATCATCACTCATACTTTTGCTCTATCAAGAAGATATTCAACACTTGATGGATAAACACTATCTTTGGGGTAAATGTCTAGCTTTTGTTTCACTTCTTTATAGGAGAAACCACATTTAGAAATTAATTCCAAAAATGCCGAACTTAAAAATGAAGAGCCAGGGCTTGCCTCAAACTCACTAAAATCAATCTTGATTTTGTCATATTCATTCCAGATAGGAATGAGAAATTCATCTCTAAATCTTTTGCCACTATTAGGACCATCATTTTCATCTCGACCAAATGCCAACGGAGAAAAATCTTTATATACGCTAATTTCTTTTTCTTTCATCATCTATTCTTCCTTTAAATCAACAACCCATTCTATTAATGTTCCTGGTATGGTAAATGACATTTTCTCACAAAGGTCAATATCAAACTTAGGAAAATATTCAAAATGTAAATCATTTGAAAAAATCCACATGCCAACATTACTTAATTGTTGGGTCGGTTTTAATATTTCTGAAAACCCATTCCCCCTTTCAATCATGTTCCAGCGTGAAACACCTGGCTTAAGGATATCTCTCAATATATCTGTTCTCGAGTGAAAAATCGATACTTTTTTAAATCTATCGTCTTTCAAGTAAGATTCCACAAGACCAATTCCCAAATCGCATACAATAAAAGAGCACCGGTTGCTTTTTACATCGATATATAATCTTTGCCACCATCTTGCTGGTTGAGCCGTATTAATTCCTAAATAAGCATGATGATTAACATTTAACAATGCTTCATATAATGCCGTTTCTAATAATCCGAGCATTTCTTTCACTTTGTGATTTTTTGAATATTGTATTCGTAACGAAGCGAAATATTCCTTCAAACTTGCTAATTTTAAATGTGGCTCAGTGCCAGATTGATAAATATGCCCTTCGCGTTCTAATTTTTCTAATTTCTTTTCTGTACTAGCATTAAGTACGGCTAAATAATAGGGCTTAAAGAATGTCTCAAAAATAGGGCTTTTGGCACAATTAAAACCAAATAAATTAGACTTTTGGTGCAAAAGCTGCATTCGATTAATGTGAGCAAAAAGCGACACTGATGCAGCTGCCGTAATTTCTTTTGTTTTAGAAAAATCCAACACAACAGGAAAATTGCGTCGTGCAACCGCTTCGTAAATTTTCATAATGAAAATAATGCTTTCTGAAGCCTTGTCTGGATAATAAAAGCAAATCTCTTCTGGAGCCTGAACTGTAATCATTAAATCACCACTTACGCCACTTCATCGGCAGACATTCTGACAAGGCACACAATCCCCATCCAGATCTAAACGGCTTTCGCCGCATTCGTTCAAGTGATATTTAGCTTCAGCGCAAGAAGTCATCTCTAACGCTCCGAAACATAGCTATCAAATGGATATTGTTTTTTCGCTTCTTCGCTATTAAGTTTGCCAATATTTTTGCAGTATTGATTCACATCTGTTTCAAAATTAAAGCTCTGCGTATAATGCTTATTCATAATCATGACACGCTTTAGGTCTAATTTTTTAGCAAACTTTTTATCTAAATAGGTTTCATAACAAATACCATGCACAACACTTTCTAGCATCTGTTTGCCGATTTCGTCGCGGTTAAATGTCACTGATAAAAAACTTCCTTGCAGTTCTGCCTCAAGAATATCTAGCCCACTCAACGCTTTCTTATAGGTTGGCGGGAAATTCTCAGCAAAAGCTGAAGATGAGATAGACAAAAGCGCGGTTAGAATTAGCAGTGACTTTTTCATTAGGGTTTCCTTAGGTTTGTTTTATTAAAATCAATCACCACTTCCGCCACTTCATCGGCATGCTGAATATTACCCTGCCGTGGATAAATACATCGTCATCTTGCGTGAATGTCCATTCTTTGTAGGTTGGGTTGTCGGAAATGACGAGCATTTCTTTTCCCACTTTTTGCAAACGCTTGATGAATGTTTGGCCGTCAAAGGTGAAAACATAAAGACCGTCGGCGGCAAAGTAATTTTCGGAAATATCCACGTAAAGCAAATCACCGCTTTCAAGAGTTGGCGCCATGCTATCCCCTTTCACTGTGATCAACTTCAAATGTTTTGCATCAGCACGTCCAAATTGTTGACGGAAGAACGTTAAATCAAATTCTTGTGAAAGCAAGCCTTGTTCGGTTGGGCTTAAATATGCCCCGTTTCCGGCACTCGCTTCCACGTCCAAAATATCAATCCGCACTGTGTTTGGGTTTTGCGGTTCGCTCACTTCTACAATGCGATAAGACGGGTCAGGGTCGCCCTCACCTGTTTTTAGCCAATGCGGGTCCACATTAAGTGCGGTCGCAATTTCTAAAATATTTTTAGGGTTTCTTGTTTCACCGTTTGCAATCTTCGCGATTGATGGTTGAGAAACTCCAATCATCTTTGCAAAAGCATTCATTGAAAGATGTTTTTCGTAAAGTAAAGTTTTAAAGCGTGTAGATAAATCAGGCATTTTTTCTCCTTTGGTGTGATAGTTTAAAACCTAAGTTATAAAATATCATCAAAAAAGTTATTGCAATATTAAAACTTTCAGATTAATATATTTCAAACTTTAGTTTTATAGGTGATTTTATGAAAGGAATTAAACAAGCAGTCGCACTTTGCAACGGGCAATCTTCCCTTGCGAGAGCTTGCGGAGTGAGCCAAACAGCGGTGCTTAAGTGGCTTTGCGGTGGAAAAATGGATGTGAAATATATTCCCGCCATTATCAAAGCTACAGAAGGCAAAGTAAGAGCCGAAGATTTACGCCCAGATGTGGATTGGGCAGTGATTCGGAATAGTTAAACAATAAAAGGTGGTGTGTATGTGTGAACAAGATAAAAGCTCGGCGTTACCCGAGCTACTCATTAAAGTGGCGCATGAAGCTATAAATAAGGCAAAAAATGACGCCGCCATTCGGGCGCTACTTGCTGAGGCAATAGAAGCTGAATCTCCGATGACGGAAACTGTGGCAGTGCGCGATATGTCTTCAGTAGAGAAAGTGCGGTTCCAAACTGCTGGTTCTTCATTAGCTCGTGCAGGGTCTGCATTAGCAGTTGCTCGAACAAGCGTTGAGCTTCGTTCACTCTTGGAAATAGGTGATGAAATTGATCACTTGCTACTTTTAACTGATGAGCAGGATTTTGACACACTTGCATTGCGCAAGTTGAAGCGAGCATTGCTAAGAAAGCATTTGGAGCAAGTTCGCGACGAAATTCTAATGATTCATAGAGCGATCCAAGCAGAATTGAAGCATGGCTATTGTGAGCAGTGTTGTGGCTATATTGGTTTGCCACTTCGTCTTCGGTATTAAGCATGTTGTTTCCTTTTTAGATTGGGTAAATAGTTTAAGTATAACAAAAGGTGATAAATAGTGAACGTAGATCATAAATGCGCAAATTGCGGAAGTAACAACATCCGTGTGCGAACTTCCGAAAAGATCGGTTTATTGTCAATCGACGTGTTGGCTTACTGCAACAACTGTGGCACAGAATTAAGAGTGCAAAGCCAAATTACAAGAGTAAGAACGCCAATCTATAACGACCGTCCAGAAGCATTAAGTGCGAATAAGCCGTTAAATCAGATTGACGAGCGTCAGCAAGAAATCGACATCTAGTCTTTAATTTCCATCAAGATTTTTAAACACAGTCGCTTGAAGAAATTCATGCGACAGGATTTTTGCAACCAAAATTTAGGGAGAACAAAAAAATGTCACGTAAAAACTATGTGTACGACAACGGGAAAACACACAAAGAACGTGTGAATGTGTATCAGTTAGAAAAGCGTGTAAAAGCGTTGGAAATACAGAACCAAGCAATTAAACGTCATCTTCAACATCAAATCAGCTTAAACCAACAACAAGTGCTATTGAATGAAACACTTTCTGACCGTGTGGCACTGCTTGAAAAAGCCAGTTGGAGTAAGCAAGGGATGTTTGGTCGTTGGTTAAGTTGGGTTCAAGGGAAATAAGCAAGGGGGCGTGTGATGTACGTTTCAGGCAAAGAAAGTGCGGCGGCAAAATTCTGCAAAGAAAATCAAATTGCGGTTGAACAGGTGCAAAGTTGGGGCGATTGCCGCCACGTTATCGGCAAAAGTCGCTATCGCGTGGAATACGCTTTCAGCAACCTTTCACAAGGCGAAAGAGAAATCTTATTAGCAATGGCAGAACTCGACATCAATGATTTAGTTAGCACCACATTTTCAGGAGAGAAACTACACCACTACACCGAAAACGGACAACGCAAAATCGCCAAGGCGTTTCGCAAGGTGCGGTTGATTTCGGGAATGTTTCCGAAAGGCATTACCGAACGCGAATTCACATTGATTGATAAAGCATTGAATTAGGGGGAAGTATGGCAACCGTGATTTTAAGCCGTGGCGCATTGAGCATTGTGGCAAAGGAATATTATCAAAAACTCGATAAGGCACAGGAAAAATTATTCGCTTACATCTATCACTTAGACAAAGGCGATGAAGAACAAGCAAGACAAGCATTTAATGAATTTATTGAAAACGGCGACTTGGCGACAAAAGCACGCCAAATCTTTTTACAAAAATACAGAGATTGGGAGCAATGGCAAGCCAATCCACGGAGAAAAACAGCATGAGAACAAAATTCATCGCCTTTAGAACGGCAAGCGAAACGGCAGCAGAAGCAGAACGTGCAGAACAATATTTAAAAGCCGCACAATTTTGGCGCAAAGCCTATCAGTTGGCACCAAGTACACCGGATGAAGATTGGTGCTTTGCACGTGTAGATCGTTGTTTTTAAAGCCGCCATTGATACAGGCGCAATCAAGGTAAGAAAAAGCAGACAGTTAGATTTCAAGGATTTCTTGGAGAAAGGCAATGAGTGATTTTTTCATTGGATTAGCGGTGGTGATGTTGGGCTGTTTTATGGCCGCCGCATTATTAGATGCCGCCTTGTGTTGGTTGGCAAGTTGGATAAGTAAGCACTTTTAAGGAGAAAACAAAATGAGTACCGATATTTACATCAATTTAGATTGCGGAGCCGAATTACAAATCACCAAGATTGGCGACCGCTTTCAAGTGTTAGAGATTGTCGCAGATAGTGACGGTTGGCGAAAACAAAAAGCCAGAGTGATTGGGCGATTACATAACACCATCATTGGCGCAGTGAATGAAGTCCGCAACTTTGCTTTAGCACAATATGAAGTGCTTTCACTCACTGAAATGGAAAGTGCGATCAACTCAACCAATCAAGCCATTAAAGATTACTTTGATCAACACAATGAATATTTAGCCAACATACAAAGAGCATAGAAATAACATGATGAACTGGGAGCAACAACGAGACAATAACATCGCTAAACGTGATTTTGCGATGGAAGAAGCTCGTTTGGCAAGAATGGAAAGTGCGGTTAAAACTGGCCGCACTTTAGACTTGCCACAAGCAACAGCCGCACAAATTGAGCTGTTTGCGGTTGCGCCTAATCATTTTGATTATGTTGAAAAACTGCTTTCAGATTTACCACGCAAACGCCAACGTGAACACTTCCGCAATGTGTGGTTGCGTGCTTATCGCAGTGTGAAAGATGATGGGTCAATTAGTTTTAGCTTAGGCAATAAACAAGCCCGCATTGCCAACACCACCTTGCGAGATGTGTTGACCAATCGTTTGGAAGCCGTTTTTGAGCAATATCGCATTTCTGTTTCGTGGTTGCTTGAACGCAAACACTATTCAGCCAACTTGGCCATGCAAAAGCCTGTGGATAGTCAAGGTTTGCATTTTTATCTATTAGGTGAACGCCAATTAAAAGAAATCGCCTACAAACTCGCCTTGCACTTCAACGGATTGCAAAGCGATTTTGTGGAAGATTGTGCCAATCAAAAAGCTGTTGGGCTATTAAGTGCGGTCGATTTTTCACGTTTAAGCAGTGATCTGCACCGCCTTTGTGCTGATGTTTGCAAAAACATTGGCTTTCCACTTAAAAGCCAACACCGCCTAGAAGAAGGTAAACGCATTTCTGTGCAACAACAAGAAGGCGAATTGTTGCGTGTGGTATGCGAAAAATACTGGTTCCGCACGTTACGCAGCACACAAAAACGCCTTATTGAGCATTTGGCGATTGGTTGCGGTGAAGTATCGGCAAAAGTTAGCCCTTACATTTCAACAGGTGCATTAAGCGATTATCGCAATCAACAAAAAGCCAATCTTGAATATTTAAAACAGATGATTATTGAAAACATTGACGATCCATCCGAACAGGTGGAATTGATGGCAATGTGGCAAAAATCTTCCGGTAATCCCGCCATCCGTTTTAACGAGATGATGAACCGCTTGCGTGGCGTGGACGAATGGGCAACGGAAAAAGGCTATGTGTCATTGTTCCTTACCATGACCGCCCCTTCATCGTTCCATGCAACACACAACAACGGCACAAATAACAAGAAATGGAAAGGTGCAGACCCACGCACTACCCACGCTTATTTAAGCAAGAATTGGGCGCAGTTGCGTGCATTGTTTGCTAAACGTGGCATCGGATTTTTTGGCATGCGTGGCGTTGAGCCGCACCATGACGCCACTCCACACTGGCACTTGCTTGTGTATGTGAAAGCGGAAGATAAAGAAGAAGTGATCCGTTTATTCAAATCAAAAGCCTTAGAGTTAGACGGCGATGAATTCGGGGCGAAAAAACACCGCTGCAGAGTAGATGAAATTGACCCTGCAAAAGGTTCTGCCGTTTCTTATATTGCGAAATACATTGCCAAAAACATTTATGCGGGCAATCAAAAAGACGAAACATCGGACGAAGTGGAAGGATTGAAACTCGACGAAAACGTGCAACGTGTGCGTGCGTGGGCGAACCTTTGGGGGATTCGTCAATTCCAGTTTTATGGCAATCCGCCAATTTCTGTATGGCGTGAATTACGCAAATTAGAGAAGTGGCAGTTAGATGATGTAGATGATAAGACCATTGCAGACGCGCAAGCGGTTTGCGATGTGGCTTGTTTTGCAAGCTATTTAGAGTTGCAAGGGGGCGCAATGGCTAAACGTGAAGATCAGCCGTTATGCGTGGAATATGAAGAAAGTGAGCCGAACCAATACGGCGAAACAAGAAAGAAAATTGTGGGGGTGAAAAACCGTTTCAGTTTAGCAAGCATAAGAACCAAACTTAAAAATTGGGTTATCAAAAAAGGCACGGTGGCAGATGTTGCAACTGATGCCAATGCGGAGACCACCGAAACAAACAAGGAGCGTAGCGACGCTTGGACTTGTGTCAGTAACTGTAACCGTTCAGAAATTGAACAAAAGGTAAAAAATGCACTTTTACCTGTCGGGTTTATGATTAATCGTTCACAAATTGATCTATTAATCAAACATAAACGGTTACGGATTAATGACTTTCAGTGGATTTGTTATGAAAACGACAACGTTTTCATTAAAGAAGAAAAAATACCGCTCTTTTCTGTGAAAAAATTTAGTCAGAAAGCGACTGGATTTTGGGAAAGATTGGGAAAAATGTAGGTGGATTATGAGAAAAATTATTCAAATTGCAGTGGCTAAATGTATGGCTTATGACAATGACTGTGGTGATTTAGAGCAATCGGAAACAATTGTTGCACTGTGCAATGACGGGACATTATGGCGTAGATGGTTAAACACTACTGGTGCGAATAGAAATGAACCAAAATGGGTAAAGATTGAAAATGTTCCGCAAGATTAAGGAGAAAATAGCATGTCAGATTTAAAACAACTTATTAAAAACATCGAAAATTGGGCAGAAGATCGCAATTTGATTGAAGGTTCTACACCGCAGAAACAATTCATTAAATTAATGGAAGAATTCGGGGAGCTATGCAGTGGCGTATCTAAAAATAAAATTGATGTGGTGAAAGATAGCATCGGGGATTGCTTTGTTGTGATGGTGATTTTGGCCGCACAACGCAAGAAAGATGAAATGCTTCCATCTGCTGAAATTACTGATCAATGCAGATATTTTAACGTTGATATTGAAAGCCGCTTAATTGAATCGTTGTCAAGCTTGAATCGTTTAAGTTATGAGTTAAGTAGTCCAGAAAATATTAGTGCTTTATTTGGTTTGTTCTTTATTGAACTAGTAGAAGTTGCACGTTATTTTGATTTAGATATACACGATTGTGTGCAATCAGCATGGGATGAAATCAAGGACCGCAAAGGGCGTATGATTGACGGCGTATTTGTGAAAGAAGGTGATTTGTGATTACAGAGGAAAACACAATAAAATCCGAGCGCACTTTAACAATTAAGGAGGTTGCAAACCTCCTTAATTTAAGTTACAGCACCGTTTTTGCACACCGTTTTAAATGGGGCTTTTTCCAGATGGAAGGTTCAAAAGCTTGGCGAGTTTTTAGGGAAGATCTTGACCGTTGTAGAAAAAGAAAAAATAATGTCATCCGATTGGTTGGATTGACTGATATAAAAAATGGAGGAAAAAATAAATGTCAATCTACAAGAGAGGAAACACATATTGGCTCGATATTACAACACCGAGTGGCGAACGAATTAGACGAAGCGCTGGGACTGAAGTAAAGAAAAAGGCACAAGAATTACACGATAAGATCAAAGCAGAACTATGGGATATGGCGCACCTTAATAAGAAACCGCCTAAACTGTTTGAAGAAGCCTTGTTATTATTCGTGGAAGATGCCAAGTTGAAAAAGGATTTTGATACTAACCGCAGACACGCCATTTATTGGCGTTCTGTTTTTAGTGGTTGGAAGTTGAGCGATATTACAGGCGAAAATATTATGGATAATCTGCCTACATACTCCACAACACACAAAAAAGCATTATCGCCATCAACTAAAAATAGATACCGAACATCTATTCTAAGAGTGCTTTCACTCGCTTATAAAAATGGCTGGATTGATAGAATCCCTTATGTAAAAAAATTCGTTGAACCAAAAGTCCGTGTGCGTTGGATTACAAAAGAGCAAGCCACAACACTGATTTCAAATTTGAATTTGGCGTGGATGAAAAATGTTTGTTCTTTTGCTTTATTCACTGGCGCGCGTATGACAGAGATTTTATCAATGACATGGGATAAAGTGGATTTTGAACGTAGTATCGCGATTGTTTCAAATGATGTAGCAAAATCAGGTAAAGCAAGAGCATTACCGTTGAATAACACTGCTTTGGATTTATTGCAAAAATTATACCAAACTCGCCGCAGTGAATTTGTTTTTCATCGTGGTACTGATAAACAAATTGGGCGTATTGATTGGCATGATTTCCATCAAGCATTAGAAAAAAGCAATATCCATAATTTTCGCTTTCATGATTTGCGCCACACTTGGGCAAGTTGGCACGTTCAAGCAGGAACGCCACTTTACACGCTAAAAGAAATGGGCGGTTGGGAAACGTTAGAAATGGTGAAAAAATATGCCCACTTAAACGCTGACCACATGATTGAGTTTGCGAATAATGTCACATTTACGCCACACGAAGATGACGATTTTTCACAAGAAAATTTTTACAATATAGTAAATTATTGAAAATGAAAGGATTTAAGATGGCAGGGGCGGAGAGGCTCGAACTCCCAACACCCGGTTTTGGAGACCGGTGCTCTACCAATTGAACTACGCCCCTATTGGTATTAAGAATTGGCGGAATGGACGGGACTCGAACCCGCGACCCCCTGCGTGACAGGCAGGTATTCTAACCAGCTGAACTACCACTCCGCTAAATGAGGTAT